TTATTTGGAATATCGTCGTCATCTGTAACGTTGTTTTCATAATCGCTTGTACCAGTTACACTGACAACAGCATTAGGAGCATTTTGTCCTAGTAGTATTAAGTCTTCACCTGAAGTTTCTAATACGTGTGCTTGCAAAGCACCTAAACTAGCACCAACTTTAAAAGTAAAAACACCAGGTCCTGTACCGCCGTTTGGTTGTAGATAACTTAATGTGTCATCAAACAAAAATGTTGCCGCTGAACTTGAAGGACCCCTATAAATTGATAGTCCTGCTGTGCCTAAACTAATTCCTGTTAACGAAGTTTCACCTGTATTAAGTTCAATAATATTATCTTCAACAGTCATATTTGCTGTATCAATAGTAGTTGTGTTACCTAATACTGTAAGATCGCCTGTAATTCTTACTTCTGGCGTGTCCAAGGTGAGTTGAGTTCCTGATGAAGAACTTGTTATAATTTTGTAATCACCGGTTACTTTTAATACGTCTACAGCCATTTGTTAGGATCCTTTGTCTATAGCATTATTTAGTCAAGAGAAAAGGGCAAAGCGAACTCTGCCCTTTCCAAAGTTAATTAACCAGCGATTTGTTGTCCTTCAACAACAGCATCACCTGAATCAGAGTTGTTAGCAAATCCTGCTCCGATAACAAATTTAACATTTCCTACGTTTGCAGTTCCGCCTTCGTATTGAATAGTTCTATTACGTAGTTTAGTAACTTGAACTACAGACGAATCATCAAGTAAAGCGTTAATAATAAACTCTCCAGCCGCTAAACTGCCTGCTGTTTTGTTTACTAGTTTAAGAGTCTGTGTAGTAGTTCCATCAGTAACAATGAACTTGTTAGTAGATCTTTGTGATACAATCCAAGCACGGGTTGTGCCACCGTTTACTTCAGACGCAGATGTAAAGTAATATGCAGAGCATAAAATTTTACCTTCACCTGAACCGATTAGTCTTTTATTAATTGGTCTTCCCATTTTTTTCTCCTTGTTGACGTTCTAGGTCTACGCTGTGGGTTAAACAGCATAAGTCCAACACCATGTTGGCCCTTTCTAACGTGTAATGTATTTAGTCAATTCTGGTAAAGAGATGCATAAGGTGTATAGAACTAAAGTCTTTTATTGCACGATTAATTTTATCGCATTGATCCTTGTGCTTTTGTGCGATGCTATCTCTACGCTGTTGTCTGTATTGCATTTCTATGTGTCCTAGTTTTGTAACTTCACCTCTAATGCCCGCACAAAATCTTACAACATCAAATCGAAACTCTGGAGCAGTTTTAGTAAGTTCTCTTATTTGTTGTTCCACTTCTGCCCAGTCTAAACTAGATTCTATTTCTTTAATACCTTCCATACTAATATTTAAAAGGTCATAAAAAAAGGGCGACATAAAGCCGCCCTTTTTGTACTTTTGTACTACTCTCTATTAAGAGAATGATACGTTACTGATTGTAACTTCACCTAAGTAGTCAGCCGCATTACCAAGAGATGATGCAGTGTTTGTTAACTCTACATAACCATATCTTGTCATGAAACCTACTACTGGTTCAAATGTATCAGGGTCTAGTACAACGCCTGAAGACATTAGAGGAATGTATGGGCAGTAGAATGCCGCCGCATCAGCCTCAGATGAACCTTTGTAACCTACAAGCACTGAAGTGTTATCAGAAGCATATGCATCAACATATACTCTCATAGCATTGTTCAAAGTACCTACAAACTTAGTGTTAGTTGGTGCTTCAAAAGTACCTTCAGTTGATCTAGCAAACGCTGAAGTTGTAGCAGACTGAAGAATTGTTAACGCTTGTGGCGAAACAACTGCCCAGTTACCAGCACCTCTACGTGTACGTTGTGCGATCTTGTTAGCAACTCTGTTAATTAAAACAGCAAGTGCCGCATGTTCGTCACCAACGAATGTAGCAGTACCACTTACAGCCGCTTGGTCAAATGCCTCTTCATCAGAAGCAAGTGCTCTCAATGAAGCAAGGATCTCTTGATCGATCTCAGCAGTAATTTCTTGAGCAAGTGCCGCCATAATTTCTGCTTCGATGTCAATACCTTGTTGTGCTTGAGCATCTTGTGCCGCTTCAAATGTCCAACGAGCAGATAGTTTACGTGATTTCGCTTCTACTGCTTGTTTTAAGATTTGAATTGACAACTTGTTACCAGGTAGACCTTCTAAAGCCGCTGTAGCCGCCGCTTTATCATCCAATGCACCTGAATAAGCAGTTGCAATTTTAAATGGTGATAATGCTTCGTCGCCAGCAGTTGTGTCTGTACCTGAAGTTGAGTTTACACTGTCAGAGTAACGTACTCTTAAAGTGTGGATTTGTGAAACTGGACCAGTCATAGGCTGTACACCAACAATTTCGTTTGCGATAACTGTAGGCATTACACGTCTAATTACTGGAAGGATCACTCTGTTTAGTGTTGCAACATTTCCTGCGGAAGTTGCACCAGCAGTTGCCGACTCAGCGAGATAACGTCTAGTGTTCTCGAGAGTGACATCCATTACGCTTTTCTTGTGGCCTGATAGACCTTCAAGCAATGCGCCTTTGGTAGCCTGCCAATTTTCATTGATCATTTCTGACATTTTGTCCTTCTCCTTTTTAGTTTAATCCCGCTAATTTGCGGAGTTCAATTAAGTTTGACTTTTCTTGTACCGGTTGTTTAACCTCTTTGTCGCCTGTTACTTCAATGCCTTCATTTAATGCCTGTTTTTTCGCAATAGTTGGTTTTTTATCTTCCATTACTGCTGGTAGGTACTTGTCAAATGCTGTGTGCAATTTTTCTGTTTGCACTGATTCCAATAGTTCTGACATAATTGCTTTTTTGTCATGTCCTAATGGAGCCAACAACTCATTCATCACTGCAACACGTTTCGCATCGTCTTTCGCTTTAGCAATTTCTGCTTGCTTAGACTCAACTAGAGTATCCTTCTCTGTGATGGTTTTCTTAGCCTCTGCTAACTGCTCTTCTTTCTCAGCAACAAGTTTCATTAACTTCGCAGTTTCTGATTTCTCGTTTAAGTAAGAATGGCTGTATTCATTAGCAAACGCTTCGAATAGTTTACGTCCAAAATTGTTTTCACGTGCTGATTGAATGTCTTCTTTCAACTGTGAAATCTCTTCTGAAAGTTTTTTACTTACAGTTTCTTTAACAATTTCTGCTGACTTAGCAACAAATTTTGCTTTGACTTCTGCAAATTTTTCTTTGGCTTCTTTTACAAGGCGAACCTTGGTTTCTGCCAAATCTTTTTTGTCTTCTGCAAACTCATTGATTTCATTTGCGAGTTGCTTAACAACAAAGTCTTCCAATTTTGAAAAGTTTTCGCTGACCTTAGCACGGTCTTCGTGTAACTCTCCAATTTCTTTAGTCAACTGCTTGAGCATAAACTCTTGCAGTTTCTCAGAATGTTCACCGATCTTCTTCTTATATTCAACTCTTGCTTCCGCAAGTGCTTTCTTATCTTCAGCAATTTCAGCAATTTCTGATTCTAAACGTTCGGAAACCATATTGTCGATTGCTTCGACCATGTTCTGCTTATCATGCTCGTAGCGTTTCGCAAATTCCTCACGGAGTTCAGCAGTAACAGTGTCTTTGTTTTCCTTCACTTTTTGGTCCCATGCTTCCTGCAAGTCAGTACGAACTTCCTCACCTAGCAAGCCTGTTTCAAAAAGTTTATTAAACATATCACTCATTGGCTTCTCCTTATGTTACTGCAAGCCTTTTATGACTCGTAGCATCTGTTCTTTGAGATACTTCTGTGCTTTAGCATCTTGCGATACTTCTTGCGCCGCCCTAAACGCACTATAACCACCTCTTGTATTCATAAGATGTTCATAGATTGGTGTAGGATAAGCACCTGGCGCACTTGGTTGTGCTACCACATCAACTGTGATAATTTCAAAGCCGTTAACTTCACCTGTAGATTCATTAACTTCACCTGCTCCACGTGAACTAACTCCCAGTTTCACACCTGATTCCAACATGGTTTTTACAAGATTACCCATCGGGGTTGGCAAAATTTTCATCTTGCCAAACCCGTTAGGTCCATCCATCCACATATCTGTAATCATATGCGATACACGATCTAAATTAACCTTTAAATCATCTGGGTGATCAACTTCACCTAGTACAGAGTAACCGCCGTCGATCTGATCCTTGAGTGTTTTTACAGCGTTGCCTATCTCGGAGACAGGGTAGATACGCTGGTTTGCGTTTTTAACACCACCCTGAATACAAATGCCTTTTAAATAAAGGTTTTTGTTTTCCCCTTCACCTTGGGACTCAAGGGTGACTTTCGCCTGATCGAACGTAAGATGTTCTCTTAAGTATGCCATATTGGCCGACTCCTAATTACTCAGCACTCTTTGGTGCAGATGCTTTACTAAAAGTGTCGCCTGCTTTAGCACCTGGTTCATTCTCGAAAGATTTTCCCATGTCCTTTGGCTTTGCTCCACTACCGCCCTTTTCTTCACTTCCACCGCCAATAGCGTGTGCTTTAGCATCATTAGGTGCTTTAGCGTTACCTGCTACCGGAGATTTGGTTGCATCAGCGCCTTCGGAATTAGATGGAGCAGAAACTTTTTCGACATATTCTCTCATAGTTTCGCTAGCGGATTTAGGTTGCTTTGCTTCATCTACAACTTCTGCTTCTTCGTCTGTTGACTCAATAGCAGGTTCCATTGCTTCCTCTTCGGCTTCTTCTGATTCTTCATCACCTTCTTCTTCACCTTCGTCCTCATCGCCTTCTTCTTTGTCGCCCATCATGGCTTCAAATTCTGCTTTAAGGTCGTCTAGTGCGTCTTCAAGGTCTACAACACGGTCTTCGATGTCATCATGTGATTCTTCATGATCATCCATTTCACCGTCGTTGTCAAAATCCATATCTTTGTCTTCTTCGCCAGTAACTGCATCAATCATGCTGTCTGTTGCGTCACCGCCGATTTCTTCAATTGACTCTTCTTCGAAGTTTTCTTCAACTTTGTCTTCTTCTGACTCGTCTTTTGCTTCTTCAACTTCGTCTTCTGACTCTTCAGTTGCTTCTTCTACTGCTTCTTCTTCTTTTTTGGCAGTTTCATCAACTTCTTCGTCTTTTTCCTCAGACTCAATTAGTCCTTGGTAAATTTCTTTTGATTTCTCAACCACAATATCGTGGAAAAGTTCTTCTGCTTTTTCTTTATCTTCGTTGACTAGAAGATCAAGCAGTTGTTCAAATTTGCTTGTATCTGACATTGTATTATTCTCCTTTGTTCATGTTAATAGGCAAGGCTGTCTTTTGTATTTACGAAAAAACCACTTTTACCAGTGGAAATAGGTAAATTTTTGACGTTTTTGACAAAACGATCAAAATTACAGTTCTTTTTTGAACTGATCATATGTAATTGTTTTAAAATTATCATAATTATTTAACTGAGCGGGGCAAAAATCCCCACTATTAATTACCCTAATGTAGGTTGTTTTCGGGTTAGAAGTGATTGTTTTTTCGGTTTGGCGTAGCCAATTACCGTAATATGTGGCAGGTTCGGCGGATTTTTTGTAGTTTTGCGTGTCCGCATATATGTTATTAAAGCGTTTACCGCCATTTAAACCCATGTAATCAAAGCCAAGGATGTATATTTTCTTGTGATTATCTTCGCTGGCTTTGTAAAGTGCTGTTGGCCCACTGCTCCAACCCAGGCTGGGTTGAAAGTAATTTAGGTTGGTATAGTTTTTGTATCCGTTGTTGTAATTGGTCCATACCACATGATTGTGATGATAACCATCCGCAACAATTTCGTGAATCATTTTAGGATCAACGGCAACTAGGACATCAGGCTCAAAATTCCTGTACACCGCATTGCAGGCGTAGATGTTTCCCTTGCCACGCAGTGTTTCTAAATCTAAATGCTGTCTAGAGGTACCATTACCCAATACGAATGCTGTGTTCATATGGGTATTTAAATGGTTTTATTATAGTGCTTGTTCTTCTTGAACAGGTTGTCCGTACATTAGTTGTACAAACTCTAATTCTTTGGCTTGTTCGACTTCTCTTGCTTCTGATGTGCGTCGAATATCGTTAAGTTGTTTAAGTGTTAGCCTTGTTTTTCTAGTATCAGTGGGTTTGATCACAGAAATATCACGCTCTGAATCGTAACGCTTGTCATCTTCAAAGCCTTGACCGTCTTTATCGAAATAAAAAAATTCTTTTAACAACATAATCTTATTTACCTTAAATTGTTTCGCCTGCACCAGGTGTATCACCTGTTGTGTCTACTGGTGGTTCTGGTGATTCTGCATCAGGTTCTGTTGTTCCTAGTGTATCTAGGTCGGATTGAATGCCACTTGGTGTAACTCCAGCACCACGCATTTCTGCTCCAGCACCCATATTGTTAAATGATTCACCTGAATTTTCTTCACGCCATAATGTTTCGTTTTCTGCAAGTTCTTCTTGGCTTAAACCTAAGAAACGTTTAAGTGCAAAACGTTTGCTCATGTAAGGAACTTCCTGTAATGAAGCAAAAGTGTTAACACGAGCATTATCCATTTCACTTTGTCTGTAACTTGCAAAGTTTTGTGGTGGATTCATTTTTAAATCAAACAAATTGTTGTCAATGTTAACGCCTTTGGCATTCATGTACATCTTGAATTCTCTATCAAAGATGTATGCAACAAGATTTTGCAGTCTTGTGCAGTATTTGTTGAATCTTAGTTCCTGAATATAAGCAGTGCCTACCCTACCATCGTTATACTGTGCGGCAGAATCGTCTGCGCCGGTAGGTAAGTATGAACTTGGAATACGTAAACCGCGGAATAACTTGTTGGTAAAATATTTTAGGTCATCAATTTCACCCAAGTTAGTACCGCCAGGTAGTGTTTCTACCTTGGAACCACGTCCTTCCGCTGTTGTTGGGAAGAAATAGTCCTCATTAATTGATAGTGGATTAAAACTAGCGTCAATAACATTAGTACCACCGCCTGTTGCACTTGGAATTCTACGTTGATGAATTTCATTTTTGATTCTTTCAACAAATCCCATAGCAAGGTGAGTAGGCATGTTACCTACGTCGATGTAAAATACTCTTCTTTCCGGTGCTCTTTGCACACGGTAGATAATAATTGCATCTTCAAGTAATTCTTTCTGCTTATAAACCTTGAAAACACTTTCTAATAAACTGTTTCCGAACGGAAAGTTTCTGTCCAGTCCTTCACTTAGTGAAAGGTGCACAACATGATCCGCTTCAATTGCTGTTTGGTTCATTGTTTTTTCAAATCTTGAACCATACTGCTGTGGATTTGATCCAGCAAATCCTCTTCCATACGCACCACTAGTAGTTGTATAGTCAACTTGGCCTGTTGGTGCACTTGGATTTTTCTGTGTAACGCTTAAATGTTGGAAATTAATATTAATGTCTCTGATAACATACTGTTCTGGTTGTTTTCCCTCGCTTTCGTTAACAATAATCTTGTCTACTTTTGCGGGATCTATGTGGAACAGTTTAAATGTTTCAGGATCTCTTACAAAAAATGCATCTCCGTATTTGAATACGTTACGCATTACCCTAAAAATTCTTCTGTCGAATTGATTTAAATCAACCCATTGTTGCAAATAACTTTTTAATATTTTTGTTTCAGAACTTGTTGCTTGTTGTTTAAAGAAAAGTTGGAATGGTGTTTTGTTTTCTGTGTTTTCTTGTGTACAAAATTCTGCAAGAATATCCAAAGCGGCATTGACTTCACTGTCAGCGTCCATTGTTTCATACTGACCGTATCTTTCAATTCTATTTGGATGTCCAGAATACACATCAGGTAGATATGATGAATAGTTTGTTCTGGCAGGACCTGTTTGCCCTACACCAGATACAGGACTATTTCTTCCCGAAGTGTCTTCTGGTTGGTATTCCTGAAAGTATTTTTTCCAACTCATTTAATTTTCCTAAACATTTTCAACAGCACTTATTACTTGGCGTGTCAAATTATTTTGTTCTGTCATCTTTGCTATAAGCATATTTAACGTATTATCTAATTTTACACTACTATCGCGGTTGCTGTCAACCACCTTATTAACCAAATTGGCTGAACCAGACGAGGAAGCACTTGCTTCATTAGCATTGTATTTGGCCGCTTCTGGTGGACTTAAAACTCTTTCATCTTTACGAATCTTAACCAGTGCGTTTGCAGGTTCGACTACTTTTCCGGTTGCCGCTTTTGTACCAAAGTGTCTTTGATCAACTCTGTTCATACGATCATCCAATATCTCGTCAAACATGTTGAGCAAGTCTTGGTCGTCTTTGAACCATCTTCCAGAACCAGTTAGGTCTTCTAGATAATCCAGCATTAAACCTTTTCCTGTAATACTAGCAAATCCTGCGGAAAGCGTGTTCCAAAAACCTCCTTCTTCGTACATTCCGGCACGTTTTTGTTCTCTAAACCACAAAATTAGTTGATCTCTTTCCTCATCAGAAGCAGTACCTGCCTTAAGTTTTTCTACAATTTCTTTTATTTGTCTGTCAGAGCCGCCGGTTAATCCCAGATTTCCTGAAAACTCAGTCATCAACCCGTTCTGTTGATTAAATCCTTTATTGATTTGATCAGAAATAGTAGTACCAATTTTGTCTAACATTTGTTTTCCATCGGTTTCCCACCAATTTTGCAACCATGTTTTGAAATCTTCCCACATCTGTTTGGCGTCGTTTATTATATTCTGTCTGCCTTCTTTGTCAAATGGATTGTACTTTTTAATTTTTTCTATAATACCATCAATTGCTTCTACCATCGCAGGAGTATTTTCTCTAATGGTCTTAGCAAATTTTTTCATGGCGTCGGTAAATGTACCGCTTTTGAATACTTCTTTGAACAAGTTACCCAACGCATCTCTAACATCCGCAACGGCTTTATTAAAACTAATCATAGCATCAGCAATAGCATCTGTTTTACCCATTCGGCTTTCCACTTCCTCCATTGTTCCGCCAAATCTGTTAACAAATCCCACAATGTCGCTACCAGCCTGACCGTATGGATCTCCCATCAATGCCAATGTTCCAAAGTATGAACTGTTTGCATCAGCAAAAGCACGATTAGCATTTGCAAATTGATTCATTGACCCTAATGTCATTTTATTAAAGTCATCCAACGAACCGTTAAAGTTTTTAGCCTGGTTAGTCATCATTGCAAACTGCTGATTAAATCCAGGCATCATTGCTGTTAGATTTTGTGCACCTTCGGTTACAGGTGCTACACCCATCATCATTGCCATTGCGGCTTCTCTACCGCTGTCACCGAATGCCGCTTGCGCCGTGCCAATGATAGATCTCATTCTGTTGGCTGTTTCGCCATCCATGCCAGAAATAAAGTTTTCAAAGGCCTTGTTCATGTTGGCCTTGTCTATACCTTCTTTAATTTGATCCGCTTGTATACCAGTTAATTCAGAAAGTCTACGCAATCCTTTTGCATAGTCGTCGCTTTGCTCAATTATTTGTTCTCTAGAAATTCTGTCTCTTCTAAATGCAATCGCATTTTGACCAACAAAATCAAAAAATTGTTCGCTTTGCTCCGCATAACTTATTCCAAATCTTTCAAGCATTTCAGCATTTTTATCAAATGCCTGTTCTTGCATTCCTAGTGCTAGTGTTGCACCTCGTGTTGCAGTTCCCATCATTGCAAGTTGTTCACTGTTTTTTGCTAGTAAACCAGCCATTTGGTTGATGTCAATACCAGCGGAAGCCGCTTGCGCCGCCAATGTTCCCATCCTGTCACCAAATGCAATACCCGACGACGATAACTGTTGGAATACCTGATAATCTTTGTACAATAATTCTGTTATAGCATGTAACGCATCACCAAGACCTAAAAAGTTAATTCCACTTTCTTTAATAATTTTAGTAAAGTCGGTAATAGTATTTTGTGTTTGTACTATGTTGGTGCTTAATACAGTAAGTCCGGAACCGGCTTTTACTAATCCACCTGCAAGACTTGTAACAATGCCTAGTGCTTTACCTAGCAGTGTAAAACTGCCGGTAACACCCTTCATGGCTAGTCCTAGAGGATTAAACGAAGTTTTAATAATGTTTTTTGTTGCTTTGCCAAGAATACCGTCTCCGCCCTGATCGGCGTTCCTGTCAATCGCTTTTAAAATGGCTTCAAGGGTTGCTTGTTCCGCCGCATTTTCCAATACAACGTCTGCATCTCCTATTTGACCTCTTACTGCCATGATCTAAAAATCTCCATAATATACGTATATAAATACATTTGCTAAATTAAAGCACAATACTATTTATAGAGGATAACAACCATGGATAATCAAAGCGTTTTAAGCAAATACAAACGTCAACCAAAAATTTATCTTGCTTTGCCCAGCAAAGGCAAGTACTATGATGTTAATCCTATGGAAAAAAGCGGTAGTGGTGAACTTCCAATTTACAGCATGACAGCACGTGATGAGTTGGAACTAAAGACTCCAGATGCACTCATGAACGGTGAAGCAACCACAAAAGTAATTAAGAGTTGTTGTCCACTAATCGATGATCCATGGAAAATGCCTAACATCGACCTAGATGCTGTTCTAATTGCAATTAGAATTGCTACATACGGTGAAAAAATGGAAATGGAAATTCCTATTCCAGGATTAAAAGAACCCGAAACTGCAACATACTCCATTGATCTAAGACAGATTCTTGATAGCCTAAACAATTTAGTTTGGGAAGAAGAGTTAGTTGTAGGAGATTTAACATTTACTGTTAAACCAATTAGTTACAAGCAAGGAACTGATTTCTATCAATCAACATACGAACAACAGCGTATTGCTAATATTCTTTCAAATGAAAAAATTTCAGATGAAGAAAAAATGCAAGCATTTAGAGAAGCCTTTAAAAAACTAAGTCAAACAACATTAGAAATTGTTTGTGCTCACGTTACGGAAATTAAAACACCCGAAGGTATTGAAACTAATCCTAAAGCAATTAGAGATTTCTTTGATAACACCGACAAAGAAACGTTTGTTGCTGTTAGTGAATTTGTTGATAAAAATCGCAAAGCATGGCAGATTCAATCAAAAACATTTCAAGTAGAACAGGAGTTACAAGACAAAGGTGCTCCGCCAACGGTTGAGGTTCCATTGCTTTTTGATCAATCAAATTTTTTCGCATCAAGGTAGCGACTCTCTCGATTTCTGAAATCGAAGAACTTGTAAAGGATCTAGAAAAACAAACCTCGGTTGTTCTAGAAGAGTTGGTTACCTTGTGTTGGTACATGAGGGGAGGCCTACAGTTGCGAGATGCTTATGATACCACATACGAAGAACGTCAAAAAATAGGTAAACTGGTTGAAAGAAATATGGAAACAACCAAAAAAACTGGAATTAATTTTATTTAGGATTTTTTCATCATCTTTGCAAGTTGCAACAGTCTTGTTCTTCCCTGCTGTGATTGCAAAGCGGCTTCAATTGTGTTAATAATAGGAGCCAGTGATGCTAGTTCTCTTTGATTTAGCGGCTTACCATCCTGTATTTTGTTAATGCCTCTAACAGCAAGTTCAGGATTTTCAATTCCCATTTCCTTGCTCATAAAACGCAAACCGCCCTTGGTTTTTGCATCTCCTTGTGCATCCTTTGAACCCTTATCGTCGGATCCTTTACCGCTTAGTTTATCCTTGATTGCCTGACCAATGTCAGTATTGCCCTTGGCAATATCTCCAAGTTTATCCAACTTGGTCTGTGTACCGCCAAATCCTTTTTGAAATCCTTTGATGAAACCGTCGCTTTTGCCCCAGTCTTTTTTCTTTGTGATTACATTAGGTTGTTCTTTAGCAAAAAATGTCTGCCGTATTGCTTCCGCTTCCTGC